CCCCTACCCAACCCCATAAAGTCTTCATAATAACTAGGAAACGCATCGTCCATACTACCATCGTTCAACATACAAGTAGTATTTGGATACCAGGTAGCATCTATATTGGGCCTCATTCCTATACAATCACAAACCGCCTTTGCAAAAAACACTCTAGAAGCGGTGAACGGATCAAAAAAGCCCTGTTGAGTATAAAAATTCGTCCACGACTCGTTGAGTGGAGTTCCCAAATTCAGATACCAAGGGTCAAAACAAAATTTTCTTCCATAATATGATGACTGCGGTCTTGTGTCAGTCCAGCAACAAGAACCTATACTTATTGTATTGCGATCACCGCCGTTTATATTTTGTCCATATTCATTATATAAAGCATCACCATAAGTATAACAATAGCCACTAGCATCTGGCTGCCAATCACCACCGACATCGGCCCAAGGATCAGTATCAGCACCCCATTCCCAGCCGGGAGGCGGCTCGCCACCAAAGGTGTATTCATAATCTTTAAATGCTTCCTGATCTGCTGGGTGTCTTTGGTACAAATCAACTTCTGGTTTAAACCTAGTCCTCGCTGCTACATAAGCCTGCGCAGTATATCCAGACCAGTGCATCGAATGCCATAGTCGAATATCTTCAATACCTTCAGGACCGTTATAATATACTAAATTGTTCTTATCCCAAACCTTTTTGAAATCATCAGCGGCATCAAAATCAGGAATATCTTCTGGTGGAACCTGAAGTTTGTCTCCAGTAGGGCAGGCCGCGAAAGTCTCGCAGTATAAATAATCGTGCAATTTCGTACCTGGACCCAGTGTACCGTTCCAACCATAGTTAGTGGGGATGTCACAAAATCTATTGGTATAAGCAGGGACTTTAATTATCCCAGATCCTTCTCCACTAAATTTGTGAGGATAGAAATCCACATAGGTTGAATTATAGTAGTAATCATCTTCGTTGACAGAAACTTCTGTAACTATCCTACCATATTCGAAAGCGGGATTAGCGCATCCATTATCATAAAGACCATTAAATGTAGGCACATAATAATAACTTTCAAAATAAGGGTAGCAACCATACATAAATCCCTCTCTGAATAACGAATTCTCTCTTGGTTTCCAACTACCTACAAAACTATATTTTGATCCAGTAAAATTCGAATTGTTCAAGTTTATCCTGGCCCCGTGGAAAGTACTTTCAATAAAATCCTTAAGTGTTAAACAGGGTTCAACCACTTCTCCGCTACCATAAAGCCACTTCGAACTAAAGGGACCACAACAAGACTTACCATCATTTATCTCTTTACTTCCCCATAAAAACCCGTCCCAGTAATTCTCTACTGGCACCCAACATTGTTGGTTTGAATCGGTATCCAAATCATCCCATTCTTGCGTCTTTTTTGGTAAAGAACCAGATCTAGATATTGTAACAGTGCCATCAAAAGATGCTCTACCTGGAATATAATCATTAAAGTGGGGATACCTATCTACAGGTTCTTGAAAGTTAAATCCAAAATCATGAACTGGGTATGGACAGGTAGAACTAAAGGAACCGTCCGTTCTTGAGCAGCATGGAAGAAAGTTTGTTCCCGCTTCCTTTTGATAATCACTTCTGTTAGCAGCAGCATATGAAATTGGACTTAATGTATTGGTGCCACCAACAACACCACCCATTCCCCCGTAATAAGTTCTCTTTGGTGGCCATTCTCCATACTGTCTAGCATAGTTATTAGAAAGATCCAAAGACATCCTATTCGTGTTCCAAATGACTCTAGGATCCATCTGAATCATCAGAGTATGTTGCTTCTTATTGTGAAGAGCATTTCTATACCCATATTCAGTTATTTCCTCAGAAGTAAATACATCTGATAGATATACTCTCTCTCTACCATATGATATATTTCCACGGTCGTTGTTCTCCGTCTTTATCGCATTATCAAATGTTCTTCCATCAGACAAATTACAAAACACATCCTCATGGTACTTATAGAACAACCAATTGAATAGGTTTCCATAGTTATTCATTGGGTTATAGAACATCGCCCTTTTACCCGGTGGGGGAATATCTACCGGACCACCATAATGTGTCTTTGCATCATCCCCTGCTCTACCGGCGACAAGTTTTGCAACCCTTCCCATCTTATCACCCTTGGCTGCATTTATTCTGGGAATATTACCTGCCTGATAAAATTTTTCTGAGTCTGCTATTGGAAGGTCAGTAAGATCGTCAAATTCAAAATCACCAACGGTGGTTTTAGTGAACGCACCACTGGAACCATCGACAAACACTAATGGTGTTTTATCATAACTTCTACAGCCAGCACAATTACTATATGTTTTATATCCATCCTGCTCCGAGAATATAATATTCAGAGTATCTGTCTTCGGAGGGGCTTCGTATATGTTGGGCAGAATACACCAATAGTGATTATGAATACCAGACATAAAAAATAACCTTTATGGATTCGGTTGACTCAAATCTTTATGGACTATATAACTTCCCTGTATAGGTTGAATACTGTTTGTGAATTGTTCATTGACATTCTCTAACTTGAATGGGAAAGGCAACTGTTTGAATGCACACGGATCATCCAGTGTATCTATAGAGTTAGCCATAGTAAACATGGGTGGATTAGCATTCGGTCTATTCTGTAATGGTACAGGAGCGCCAGCGTATTCGTGGTCTTCGGGGAACTTTATATCTGGATGACTATAAAAACCAGTGGAAGCAAAATTCATGTGAACTATAGTACCAGGTCTAATAGGTTGAACTCTCATAAATCTAGGAAGTCTAGACATGTCCACACCCGGTGAAACATATCGTGGAACTAATCTTCTATTACCCGTTGCTCCTCTCATACCAACATCTATATACTCATTGTCGGCTGAAACATTATAAAACTCACAAGTATTAAGTGCCAACGGATTCGATCTCGGTACATCACACCATAACAAGTACCGATCTATTGCTTGTATTTCTTCATCAGTAATTTCTGGATATTGACTAATAGACGACTGATTAATTATACCAAGTTCAGCAGTAGCACCAGGACTGATATCCCAGTCAAAATCTCCAGTAGTGCCAAAGACTCCAGAGTTTAATACTCTTACTTCATTTGCCATAATTGACACTGCCTCGGCGGCACGGGGGAATACAACATCTGAGGGCGTGCTGGCCCACTCTTGATATAGTTTTAATTTTTCAATAATTGTTTCTCTGAATAACCCCTTCTCCGTTACAAGATTAAAGGTGTAAGAATCAAAACCTTCTACTTCACCTGTTCCTAATCTACTACTTACCCAATGCTCAACATCAGCATTTGCAGTAAAGCCACCAACCTCTATGATAGGATCTTCACTTATTCTTCTACCACCAACTCTGTAATCAGTCCCATCCCGAACTGGATAATCAAAACCTGTTACCGCTGTCTGCATATCTCTATCAAAGGCTGTCTTTGTCCAAGTATCATTTTCTTCGTCTTGGTGTTGCTTTGCAACATACTTGGTGCCTGTGAAATCTGGTGCGACATTAAATTCAACCTCTCTCCATTCATATGCCCACATTCTAAATTCTGGATCTTCTTCATCATCAACATTTGGTAAAGTAGGACCAATTGGATGCGCTCTTATAATTTTTGCCAACACAGTGCCTCTTGTCTCTGGTGCGTTGAACATATACCGAAATACACCAGTGCCCTCTCCACCCACCTCAACCTCTTGCATCAAAACTATAGAACCAACAGGTGAAGCCGGGTTATGATACCGGTTATATTCAGACACATTGATAGCCAAACTACCGGCAAAAATTGACTTTGTACTATCCGCTGTGCTTCCGGGAATATCTTTACACTCTAACCCCTCACAATCATCATCAGGACAACAAGAACAACCAGCGACATTTGGATGGTCTTTGTAATTGTTGCTACCTCCTGACCCATAATCAAAATCATTTATTCTATCAATACCCTCATCAATAAAGTCCCTGAAATAAGATCTATCTCTTAGACTGGCATCGGGTGGAAGACCATCATCATCTCTAACACCTTCCGCACGAAAGAACGATTCAAGATTTGCTACTTGCTGGTGTAGAGCGGTGCCTGGTCCACCTGGATGTGGCGAACCATCTTCTGTCTTTGACCAGTCCATTCCTACTAAATTACCATCTTCGTCTTCATGACATTGCTTGGGGGCTGGGATATCATCATATCTTCTATCATAAAAAGAATAGGAACTTCTACGCCCCTTAACCCATTGTGTGTAGTTACCTTCTACAATAGGGTCTACCTCTTCCCAGGCATATGTCGAATAGATTTGTCTATCTTTTACTTGAATTTCAGCGACTGAATCTTCATTCAGTCCACCCATCGCACCACCAACATGATTACAACCTATAATTCTAGCAAAAAAGAACTGAGTTCCACTACCGGAAGGAAGCACATCACGATAAACCATTTCACCCTGTTTAGCCATAATATTTACGAATTAAAATTCGCCTCCATCTAAAATGTTCTGGTCTATTGGTTTCCAACCAGTATTACTATGTATGGGAGTTCCAACCACAGCAGAAGTTTTTTGCGTAGCGACATATGTTCTGCTGTTAAATGTTACTACATCACCAGCACTATAAATTATAGGGTTTCCCGCTTCGTCTGTTGATCGGAACCTTCCCTTATAAGTATCATCGCTAAAAGTAGCAGTCCTATTTTTAAACGAGGTGCATTTATAATGTGCTGATACTGCATTGTTCCATCTGTGACATTTACCAACTTTGTTACCACCAACATAGTTATAACAATTACCACAGTATATCTCACTGTTCTTGTCCTTCAACTTATATGAAAGTGGTAATCTCTTTTCCATATAAACAGGACCAGGATATGACCATGTAGTATCAATGACTGGAAGAGATACATCCCGCAAAGCACTCTGTGGCAGGGTATCTACCTGAGAAACATACTCATCTAAAGCAGTTTTATACTTGTCATCTGATTTTATATCATTTATAAACAGCAAAAGTTCAGTTACAAGAATCAACAAAGCCTCATTAACAGTTTCTCTCGATCTATCCAGAGATCTAAAATCAAATTCCACACCGCCAATTCCAAATGTTCCAGCGTTCATATCATAGAAAAATGGACCCATCCTAGTATTGTTAACCATATTGGTCCCAAAGAATCTTCTTCCGGCCTCGCTAAATTTGGGGTCGGGTATAGCATCATAAGGATATTCGCCGCTATTATTTCTACCAAAAGATCTAGTTCCTGCCTCGGCTGCTCTGTCTCTAGCGTATTGCCGATTGGTAAGAATTTCCTCCTTAGATAACGGAGAAGTTCTGGGCAACGCTCTACTACTCCTGTTGGGAGAAGAATTGTTTACAGAAGAATCCTCATCCGTCATTTTAGAAACGGTATCAGTCAAATATTTCTTAAATAGTTCTTCTTCTCTACTGTGAGTCATCTTTCTTCTTCTTTTTTCTCTTCTTCTTTCCTCTCTCTAATGCATCCTTTATGGCATCTATTTTTGGATTTGCCCATCTTCTCATATGAGATCTATCGTCATCATTCTTATTCGGCTGGTGCCAAAACTGTCTATCTACTATAAACTGACTATTGGGTATTGGTTCACCTCTCCATGTAATCAAAACCCTATAATCCCTATCCTTGTCGAAGGTCATCTTTAACAATGGATCACCCCCTGCTCGCTTATAAACCTTGATAGCCAAATTAGAACTTAAGAGATCCAGTTCTTGTTTCATATACTTCTCATACGACAGGTTGTTTTTATACTTCGCCATATCTTATATATCTCCAAAAAATAGTAGTATTATTTTATCCTACTGAAGTTGTTCTTCTTTTCAAACACAATATGATTCTGAAACTTGTCTGTCATGGAATCAGACTTATGACTAATCACGAATATATTCGCACGATGTCCAAATGTCACCAACAATTTTAAAAACTCCTCTGTGCCAACAGAGTCCAGACTAGAGTCAAACACCTCATCCAATATCAGAAGATTGCAATTAACACTGTTCTTCAATCTAGCAATCTCTCTCCATGCTAGAAGAAGAGACAAATCTATTCGTAACCTCTCCCCCTCACTAAAACTTTGGTATGTAAACTCATCCCTATGGCGACTTCGTATTGTCTCGTTGAAATTCTCATCCAAGTGAAACTGACAGAAGAAATCCATGTCTGCAAGATACTTATTAATCAACTTGTTCATAACAGGAAGATAATGCTTTATTATCTTCGACTTAATTCCAGAGTCTTTCAAAATACCGGTTGCTATACCGTAATAATGTTTATCTTCTATCAGTTGCTTTCTTCCCTGAACATGTCCCTTACCCTCAGTCACTAAGGCATTGAACTCATCCTTAGCATCTGATATTTCAGATCCTTCCATGAGAAGAGAGTCGCGTTTACTCTTCATCTTATTGATGTATTGATTCAACCCACCAATCTTACTTTGCTTATCAGAAACACTCTTCTCAAGAATCTTCACATCACCAAGAACATAATTTATCTTACTCAATCTGTCCTCTAACAACTTAATATCACCGTCCAAATCTTCAATAATACTTAGATGTTTTTCCTTATCATCCTGACCTTCTTTAAAGATACAATTCTTATGATGTTCCTCGATGGTCTGTTTACACGAAGGACATGTGTCATTGTCGTGGTAAAACTTCATATTGGAATCAATACCCTTTACTTTATTTCGTAACTGTTTCTGTTCAGATTCCTTATTCAACAACTCCTTTGGTATAGAATCCTTGTCCTCTATACTTTCCAAATTTTCTCGAATGAGTTTCTGCAACTCATCCCTCTCTCTGGTTAGTTCTTCTATCTGGGACAGAGATTCTTCTATCTCTTTGTTGTGCTTGTCAACAGACTCATTGGATTTCTTCTCCAATGCATCTATTAGTTTTTTCTTATCTTCAGTTTTACTTCTTACGAGTTCTATCTTGTGATCTATATCTTTAATATATTCTTTCACCAAATTCATTTTAGATTTCACCAATGAATTCATCACAGAGAACACATCTATGTCTAATAGATTTTCAACCACTAACCGACGATCTGCTGCGGTCAACTGCATGAAAGGAATGTAATTTGAAGAACCCAATATCACCACCTGACAAAATGACTTATATGTCATCTTGAGAATCTGTTCTTCCAGCACTCTCTGATAATCCTTCGACTTAGAATCCTGCGGTATCAATACATCATTCTTGTATATCTCAAACTTCTTTGGCTTGAGATGTCTCAAGACACGATAATCATCTTTACCAACAGAGAATACAATTTCCACCTCACAATTTTTATCGTTGATTGAATTGGGAAGTTGGGGAATGTTGATCCCACGAAATGATTTACCAAACAAAGCAAATGTTAGTGCGTCGAGCATCGTTGATTTACCCGCACCATTCTCACCCGACACAAGTGTATTTTCATGTCTTGTCAAATCTAATGTTGTCTTGTAATTACCAGTTGAAAGAAAGTTCCTCCAACTAAGTGTTTTAAATACTATCATAAGACACCTTCCGACCAAAGTTTATCTGTCACAGAATACTGCAAATGACTTGCTTCTGCTTCGCCGTCACCGTCCCATGTATCTGTTTCCCATTGCATAACATGAACCATTTCATGAACAATGGTAGCGACGAAATCTCTTAGACTTTGATTTGCTGAAACAACGATTCTATATTTACCCTCATCCTCTTCACAAAAACCCCAACAATCCATATCGTCATAGATGTTAAGTTTACATGTTATCTCCACATCATCAGGAATGGAAAAATATTTCCTACACCACTCAACAATCTTATATGCTTGGTTCAGAGTATTCAACCTCTTTCTCCTGCTGATGCTGCAAGAACAAGACCAACATTAGCAAGAGCGTAGGAAGCCCATACAAGACACCACGCCCATTCCTTTTTCATAGCATAACCCACAGCAACTATAGCATAGAGAATACCAGAAATCAAAGGGAGTGCCTTTGTTAGTGCATCAATCATACCAGGCTGGTACATTGCCATCTTTCCACTTAGCGAATTTTGCTTTTTCATTTTTGTAGTAGTTGCGATATGAACTCACAACAGACTCCTCTTTACAGTAATCAGGCATACACTTCGGCCACTTTGATAAAATACCGATTGGTAAATCTGGTCTATTCTTGTCGCACCATTCAATCACCCTTTGAGTTTTATGAACCTTACCATACCGTCGTGTGTATTCTGCACACAGAGCCATGGCATGTTTAATCAACCAGTCATAATTTTCCGTAGAAGCACGAACCCACTTGGTACATGGGTGGTTATAGAATGATCTCTTGTATGGTGCATCACCATCTGGGTGTGCTGCACATAACATCTGCGCAGATTCCAAAATCATCTTCACCACATGCTTGTCACACGCATAATTCGCGGCAACAACTGGATTCTCATCCAGTACAAAAATATTCATAACGATAAACTCTCCATATACAGATCTTTCATAAGTCGTTTCATTCTATCCTTGTCCTGTATTTCTTCCAAGGTATCGATCTCATTGTTTATTATTGTAATGGTATCCTGCGCCAAGTCAACCATATCTTCGTCATCACTGCTTGTACAATCGAATTCTTCGACCGTGGTTATCTTCGCTGCTCCACATTCATATAACTTATCCATATACCTGTCAAAACTATAGGGATGATTTTTATTAAGTACATCCACCCTAACATAGCAGTTATCCATGTCAGAAAAATTCAAAGAATCAATATCAAGTGGACCATCATGATCGCTATATGATAATCTACGAAACATTCTATTTGGGTTTTCTATAAACTGGATGTCTCTAGTGTCTGTATCTAATACATGAAAACCCTTCTTCTCCTCTAGGTCAGAGAATGTTATTTGGTATTGGGTTCCAAGATAATATATGTTTCCTCTATCCTGTCTGCAATGAAAGTGACCAGACAATACCTTTTCGTACCTGTCAAATATATCTGGGTTCATTCCACCGACATGATTAATTCCACGCATGACCTGATAACCATCCAACTCAAGGTGTCCTACTAAAATAGGCGCACTAGCAGTTTTGATAAAGTTAACAGACTCACTGTAATTTTCTTTATTGATCCAAGGCACTAGTGCTATGTCTAGACCATCGAAGTTCCTGACTACAGGCTCCTCGTAAATATTAATATCATCACTAAACAATTCTCTAATAGAATTTATTCGGTTTGTGTTTCTGTAGTAAACATCATGGTTACCGAGTATACAATGAAAATCAATACCGTCTTCAGAGAGTTTAGTCATGAATCTTTCTCTGATTTGATTTAGTATATTGAAATTAACAAACTTGCGGCGATCCATTAGGTCACCAGCATGTATGACAGTTTTTATGTCATTCTCCTTGAGGTATGGGAAAAATACCTCGTCAAAGAACTTCATAAAATAATCAAAAAATAACTGAGAGTCTGATCTCGCTCCAAAATGAGTATCGTTAATCAGCGCTATTTTCATCAGTGTTCTCGTCCATAAACTGATCTAGTTTTCCAGATTTCTTAGCCCTTTTCTTTTTCTTAGGCTCGAACTTCTTTAATTCTTTTTCGTTTATTTGAAAGGCATCTTTCATAGCATCTTGAACATTCATATCGTCTTTCTTTTCAAAGTAATTCTCTCTGTACCACTTCTGTATTATGACATCTTCTTGACTCTCAAGCAACTTAAATTTTATATATGACTGCTTCTTTTCTTTTTCGATCCTTCGAAGAAAAGCATAGTAAGTTATCTGTGTAAAATATGAGAAGGGATTCTTTGATTTCTCTGAATCAAAATTATGAGCATACATGATGCAATTCTCAATAGCATCACCTATCATCTCTTCCTTATATGGGTAGTTTGCAAAATTAGTTTTGAATGAAAGGTGTTCTGCTATCTTCATAAAGCATTCACCAATATAAGAAGTTACCGGTGGTCTTGGTTCTCCAAGATCATTGGCTTCATTTACCAACTCTTTCCATTCACACATAGCAGCAAAGAACTGCTTGTTGTCTATGTAATGGGGCTTCTTTTCACTGTCTTTATTTTCTTTCATGTGATTATTATAGTCCCCATACTCTCCTACACAAGTAATAAATAAAAAAAATAAAAACTACTTGACAACTTGAAAACCGGCATTATCATTGGGAGTGCCAACGAACATTAAAGCCTAATAGTATACTTATAGTTAACTATAGTCTTCACCGTTAATATCAAAATCCCAATCACTGAACCTGTTTCCATAGTCAGGGTGATCCGTATCATCGCCTGTATACTCTGGTGGTTCCTTTATATTGTCCTTCATACCTTTCTCATATTCCTCAAGCATTGAAGTTAAATCTTCTTCGTCTAGATACCCATCACTTAAAAGATCTTTGATGATGTCAGGTGGAATCATGAGAGTCATCATGATAAATTCAATATCATCTTCACTCATATCTTTACGATTCTTTTCCATCTTGCTTATCTCATCAAAGAGACTCTCAGGAGTTGAATCCATGTCTGGTCCTGCCATACCAGGTGGCATGGGTGGAAAATTAAACTTCTTCTTCATGATATCGTCTAGGTTTGTTATTCTCTTTTCGACCGGATTGTTATAAACCCTATCAATCTCCAATTCATAGAGTTCCACAGCAGACTTGGTAGGCTTCGTGATAAGAAGCACCATGCTCTTTGGTATTTTTATTTTTCTATCTGCTGAATGTTCAGACCATTTCTTAAGAACGGTCATCTGGTTCACATTCATACCGTTAAAAATCGGCTGAATATGAAACGCCATAGGGTCTGTTATTACATACTTGTCACCAACTTGACCCACAATTCTAGTTATTATTTCCTCACCAGTCGTTAACTTTAGTAATCTGTAAACCGTCTTATTCTTCTTACTGGTTTTTTTATCCATTGCTTTCCCCAATTGATATTAGATTATATCGAAACTTCTCATTATTATATATCTTAACTCGTTCATCCAAATGCCTCATAGTGTGGTTTCGCCATTTTTTGTAGCAAAGATTATCTGCTATATCATATACCTTTACTTTATCCTTTTGGTTCGATTTTCTTAGACCTCTTCCTATTGACTGTAGAACTCGTATCACAGATTTGGATGGTGATGTAAAAATGATGTTATGAATGTTCTTGATATTTATTCCCGTTGAGCATGTTCCATATGATGCAACGAGTGTAGAGTTTTTATTATTGTCTACAATATGTCGAATTTCTTCTCGCTGATCTACATCGGTTCCACCGTGAATAAGGTATACATCATCCTTTTTGCCCTTCAGTTTATCATATAAAGGTATACCATGCTTTTCCACGAAGTTAAACAGAACAAGAGTATTTCCCTTCAGAGAAGCAGCCAGATCGCATATGAAGTCGTTTCTCCTCGTATTTTTAATTATCCATGCCATTTCATCCTGATATGAGGCTCTCTTTATAGTCTCTATCTCCTGCTGATTATAACCGAATATTAAGCAGTCAATTTCTAGTTGAGACAGAAGATCCTTCTCTATAAGTTCTTTCGTTGTAGTTGTTTTGAACACTCTACCAAATAGACCTTCAATCACTAGTTTGTGTGTCTTTGATCCATCCAAAGTACCTGTAGTACCGAATCTATACTTTGCTTTAGTCAGTTTCTCCATCAGACCTGTAAGAGATTTTGCTTTGAATAAGTGACACTCATCTCCGAAAGCAACCTCGAAGTCCCAGAAATATCTGGGGTCTATTTTATAGAGGCTCTGCCAAGTGCTAATTATTACTTGCTTTTCTGTTTCTTTGCTTTGACCCGAGAAAATCTTATGCACATTATCGTCAACACTCCAATCATCCATAGATGAGTAATCCTTGAAATCGCTAAAGAGTTGAGATACAAGGCTAGTGGTTGGGACCACGATAAGTATTTTTTTATCTTTTGGAATGATTGAAAGATAGTATCTTAATAAAATGTAAATAATCAATGACTTGCCAGACCCGGTGGGGCTGAGGAGTAGCGACCTGCCGTTTTTTATAGAATGAGAAACTGCATCAATTTGATGAGAATGTGGCTCTATTTTCTTATTATTTACAGAAAGATTTAGAGATTCTATAAACTCGTCGATGCCACCTGGGTACCCGGGTGAGCCGGAAGATGTTGTTTCTGATGTGTTAAATGTATAATTTCTATCTTTACAAAATGAGATTACATAATCCAATAAACCTTTATAGATCACCCGCGTGTGAATGTTATATAACCTTATCTTTCCATCCCACTTTCTTTTCTTATACGCGGGAGTGAATTGATAATTAGGGACTGTAAATGTAAAGAAATCTGATAACTCTTTTGCTATAGATCTTTCACAATCCACTTTAATATAAACATCATTTAAGTCGGAGATCTCTAAGTCCATTACTGAATTCCATGTGTAAATTTCATCCAATCTATCGCTGCTCGAATGTTCCACTGTCTGCCGTTAATTGCCTTTACCACAGAGTCTAGGTAATTTATTTTTTCTTCCTGCATACGAACAATAGCACGCGAACGAAGTATCTCTGTATCGGAATCGATAAACTTGTCTATGTCTGTTTTAAGAATGTTGAGGTTAAATGGTTCCCAATCGTTTTCTTTTAATTCCTCTTCAGACATCTTTCCTGTATAGTACAACCATTTCTTTCTTACCAATACTCTCAAGTCCTGTTGATATTTCTCCAACAGGATCTTTTCGTCAGTGAGAAAGACTAGGTATTTGTTATGTAACTGGGGTATTCTAAGGGATTCTTTATCTAATTCTGTTTCATCAAACTCAATATCTTTTTCAACCATAATCTTAATATCACTCAGATTCATGTAAGATCCTTTACGATGTAACCACTATAAGAAAGAGTAAGATCTACCACGACAACTTCAGTCATTGTTTGAGAAGATGTGAATGGTATATCTCCCAACCGCGTTGGGAACACATTATCAAATTCTATATCAATTACTCCTTTATATCCACTATTTAATACCAATAAATTTGCAGAACTGTAATACTGCTGTGGATTGGTCCCGTCTATGTCGTCCCTGAGATATACTGTTTCTTTTATCCAGTCGTACATCTCCTTCCAGTTTCTTAGTTTTTCATCCACAATCATTCGGACACTTAATTCCCCATGCTCTGCTAGATTACTGGGGATGTTTATTGGAGTGGCATACCTACTCGGTAGTTGTTGGGAACTTACATTAATGCCGGGTAGAGATATTGATTGTGTAAAATATGTTATCGTAGGACATCTATCTATGCTGAATTTAAAAGCATTTGTCTTTAGGTAATTATCGTTTGTGGGTTGTGATAAATTAGGATTTAATTGATCCGATGTCACACCACCAATAATAGGAAAATCTACGGACATAACTATACCTCCATTCTATGTAGGCATAGAAAAAGCACGGGAGTTTAAACTCCCGTGCCTTCTCATTTAGGATTTAAGAAAACTGGAATCAGTTACCGTGAATGTTATCCACAAGGAAGATACGGTAGTACTGGTTCGCTCTCTTAGCGTTTGCACTGCTTGGATCGGAACGATCTGTTCCTACACCGATGGTTGAAACGAATGGGTTGTTGACCATGCCGTAGCGAGTCTTGAAACCAATTCGTGGCTGGAAGGAATCCTCACCAACCGCACGCACCATCTGGAGTGGGACATATGGGCAGTAGAACATACCTGCGTCGTATGGGTTGCTACCTCTGTAACCGACACATACGAAGTTCACGCCTTCGTCGGCATAAGGATCTACATAGACCTTGATCTTACCGTTGAGCAGACCAGCGAATGTGTTACCAGTGTCATCGACATTGAGGCTCTGGTTAAGAGCGGGTGAGATGTTCAGGAATCCACCCATTGCGAGGGCTGAAGCAACATCTGCTGAACAGATGATGAAGTTACCCTTGCCTCTACGAGTCTGCTTCGCAATAACATTTGCTTCGCGCTCGATCTGATACATCAGACCACGGAAGCGTTCTGCTGACCAACGACCATCTGAGTCTGCGTTGAGGTCGTAACGACCACCCAACTGATCGGCAGGTGTATCTGCTTCCCATTCAGTCTGGTTGATCTGAAGATCACGCTGACGGCAACCAAGTTTAGCACCGTAGTAGATTGCTCTCATGACCTCACGGTTGATTTCGGTTAAGATTTCAGCAGTGAGAATGTTAGCAAGTTCAGTCTCTGCATCAAGACCGTGGACTGCACGGAGATCCTGAGCGAGTTCTGTGCTGTAGGCAGCCTTGAGTGCGCGAGTTCTAGCAGTCACAGATGTGCGCTCGATGGTGAATGCCATCTCACGGAAAGTCTGTACAGTATCAGAACCTAGATCCTCAGAAGCAGTACGGGTCATACCGTCGAAGTCAGTGCTGTAGAGTGAAGTTAGCGTAGTGTTAACCTCGTCGTTCAGCGAAGCGTTCGCGGTGACACCGAGAGTTGTGCCTGGGAATGGGTTGGCTGAAAGACCAACATCCTCAGTGAATGCACCAGTGTTACCAGAGAAGCGTGGATCTGCTTCGTCAAAGAGTGCTTCGTCGCCACTGTTGTTGTTGTAGCGGGCACGCATTGCGAAGATAAGACCGGTAGGTGCGCTCATTGGCTGGACACCTGCGACATCATACGCAACTAAGTTAGGCATAGCACGACGAACAAGGCTCATGAGGACCGGATCATAACCAGCCATTGTGCTTGTATCGTTGTAAGTTAAACCGTTAGAACCACCAGCGTTGTTGGTGGGAACGGCTTCGTTGAGGGACATTGCCTTCTCTTGGTTCTCAAGAAGAACGGCAGTGACCTTCTTACGATAGTTGTCTCCGATAGAGGGGAGTGAATCATGTTCGAGAACAGGGTTCCACTTCTCCTCTAGAAGATCATATCTAGGGGCATTTTCGAAATCCATTGACATTTGAGTTTATCTCCTAATTGAGTGTCTAAGTTTTATTACTTAATTGTTCTACTGAGTGCATCAACATAATTTCTCATGATACCCTCAGTAATTGGTTCTTTTTGTTCTGAAAGATTCTCGGCATCTTCGTAGTCAAGTGCTGTTGGCTCTGACTCATCGCTTCCGAAATAACTTTCCTTAAGGACTGAAATCTTATCTTCGTACTGATCCTCAGTCTCAAACTCGATGCCTTCTGCTAATGTTCGAAGTTTCTCTGCTTCGGTATCAACTAGATCACGACATGCGCTTTCGAGAATCTCGTTACAGCGATACTCAAGAATAGATTTCTTTAGTTCGATGTTAGCATTGATCTGCTCATTGAGAGCATTCTCAATTTCCTCGTTCTTCTCATTGATCTCCACGAAGAGATCTGCTTTCTCCTCTGGAAGTTCAACATAGTTCTCTTGGAAGAGTGACTTAAGACCCTGAATAAAGTTCTCAGCGATCTCAGTTCTAAGACCGTTCTCAAGAACCAACTGGTTCTCCTTGACCCACTCCTCTACAACATAACCGAGGTAATCATCGATCTTCTCAGTTAGTTGAGAAGTAACTGTCTCAAGATGTTCTGCGAGTACTGAGTTATACTCTTCCTGAAGTTCTGCTTCTCTGGCTTCTACTCGTTCGTTGATGGCTGCTTCGAAAATGGTAGTTACCTTTAGCATAAAGTCTTCTGTAAGTTCTTCACCGTCAAAGATGGCTTCGAGGTGTTCGGCGGGCACAGTTACTTTACCAGCATCACCCTTTACCTTACCTGCTACAGTAGCCTGATTTTTCTTTGCGTCTTTACTTGCTTTTGCAGCACCCTTGGCTGGTACTTCTGCATCCTTGCCGCCTTCGAGTTCATCGGTGTCAATCTTTGCACCCTTGCCCTCTGCGTCTTGGTAAAGATCTTTGTCCTCTTCATCCTTAGCGTTTACAACGCCCATCTTCTTGTCTGCCTCTTCAATAGACTCATCATCGTCATTGAAAGACTTCAGACCATATGAATTAGGATCAAGGTCTGCTTTTTCGCCAGACATGATTCTGCGAACTGTTTCGATTGGATCAGGCTTTGCCATCTGTATAACTCCTTGTTAGTTACTGATATTATATATAATTCTCATAATTTTGAGATAAAATCGCTGAATAGATTGATTGCTCTTTCTTCTAAATTTTTTCTAGAAGTCCTCTTTATTTCCTGTTGGTACTCATGGATATGGACTTCTTTTACGATACCATTATCCCAAATCCATTCTTTACCTTCCATGATGCCATTTACAAATGCATTTGGAGCAGATGGATCTGCGACAATATCTACTGCGGCTAACATGAAGTCTTCTTGTACTTCATTGATGCCGTTATCTAGTTGTTTGATTGATCCCATTCCTCTAGAGGAAACCCCGAGTTTTGCGCCCTCGTCCATTAAGTTCTTTACAATCTTTCCGTAGGGTGTGTCTAGAATCTTTGCTCTACCGTTGATATTATCACCATCTTTATCAAGACCTGTGATAATATGGGATACTCTTTCAAGGTTTACTGTTGGACCGTCTGGATGACCTAGTTCACCCATCGCTCTCTGATTCTTGACATAGACATCTGAGTAACGATCTACTTCCTTTGATAAGGTTTGCGTGGGATAGATTCTACCATTACGATTCTTCACACCGGATTGCATGAACACACCCTCGATGTGGTAGTTCTTCTTTCCTTCTTTATCTTCGGTAATGAATTGTACCGATTCGGTCATTTCTGTTATTAGTTTCATGTATCAATATCCCCCCATCTTCATAGTAGGCTTCTTTATTTTTATATTCATACCAGCCTCATCCAATTCTTCGTCTTCGTCATCGCCATTCTTCTTTTTCTTGATGGCTTTACCGACAGCCTTTCTTCGATTCTTGAGGTAGTCATCTGACTCATCGCTGTCGCCGTCATTGTCAACATCACTATCTTCTGCACCGACAGGATCCATACCTTCTCCGTCATCTTCCTTGTCTGTCTTCTTTGCCTTCTTGGCTTCGTTGAAGACTATTGCATAGATGTCTTCTCTAAGAAGATCAATGGCGCTTCCCATCTTTGCGTACAGTTCTTCGTGGACTATCTCTTTTGTTGAAAGATAATCCTCGTTAATTAAAGCAGTGAGTAGTTCTTCTGATCGGTTCATTTCAGCCTTCCTCTTTTGTGTTATTTCTATGAGCAAACTCTAGAATTCTACAGAAGTTGGCTTCGTCTTCCATGAGGTTGCTTCTTAACTTTTTCTGATTGTCGGCGTTGAGTGAATCGTGAAGATTGATAATAGAATCGCAATCCTCACTTTCCAGTACAACGAATGTTTCATCAGACAGAATGACGGGTAGTTTGGTATTTTCTGATAGACTTTCTTTCATAAGAAGGAGGATGTTCATTTCCTCTGTGATCTTTGCTTTCATGTCCTTTGCCATGCTAACAACCATCTCTTCCATGTCTCTATCAGGAATCTTGTTTATTGTCACAGTGTTTCCTCTAGAGAGGAACGACTTTTTACTCACACCAGCCTCACTAAGACCTTTAGTGAATTCCATTGCATCTCTTCTAGATCTAAAAGTAAAGGACTTAGAGCCACTCTTGATTGCTTCATCAATTTCGTAGGTTTTCTCTAACAAACCAGAAGCGATCTCTTCCTTCAGATCGTTCATCTTATGCGCCAACTTATAAGACATTACACCTCTAAAGTTGTCCGTAAAGTTTGAAATGTCTTCGAACAAGGCATCTCGTACCATGTCTTTATATGTTGGTTCTAGTGATTTCATTTTAGATTTCTCCTAAGTCCTCTTCAGATTCTTCTTGAGGTTCTTCTTGTGCCTCTTTTTCTATTTGGCTTTCTATTTCCCTGAGTTCCTGTTCAGAAAAACGAAGAACTTTCTTCTTTATATATTCTTTTGAAAAATAGGTGCCTGTATATTCCTGCAATTCACGCATTACATCCATTTTTTCCTTCAAAATTTCCATTTCTTTGAGATCTGTGAAGTGTGAATCGGTTTCGAATTTGTAGTTTATGTTCTGTTCTATGTTTTTCCAATCACTCTCACTCATAATTCCCTTGGTCAATAATTGGATTTTGAGTAGATTGGTAAAGAGATGACTAAATCTAGCGCGTAATCTGTCTATGAATTTACCAAACTTAATCTCATCTCTTGTTATCTCTGTGGATCTACCAAGATTGAATCCTGCTTCAGTTTCAAGTCTAGACAGGGGAACATTCAAAGCACGGAATAGTTTTCTCTGGAGATACATTACATCTTCCATCTCACCCAAGTTTTGACCACCATCTAATGTTGTTATCTCTGTGCTTCGACCACCTTCTCTTCTTGGAATCCAATAGTCTTCAAGCATGGACATATGTTTGCGGTCATCACGAATCTCACCAGTGGAGGCGTTATAGACTAGTTTGTTTCTATAACGGTTCATGATATCTCTTAGATACTGCTCTGCCTTTTGCTTTGGTAAGTTACCCACATCAATATAGAATATTCTTCTCTCTGGTGCGCGTGAGATGCGGTAGATGACAACTGCATCCTCTATCTGTCTAAGCATGTTGAGAGGTCTGATTGCTTTGTGTAGATAACCAACAACTCTCTTTGTGTTGCTGTCAACCTGTCCAGATGTTACATAACAAATTGCATCCTTAGCAATCTTAATTCCAGACGCAGTTGTTGGTGTTAGTGTGTTTGGTGTTGTATCCGTAAAGAGGAAAAACTCTTGAACATTCTTTACAAGTGGAATAGTGGTTCTATTATTTTCATCTCTGACTTGTTCCTTCTGAACCTTTCGAACCTTTCTGATCTTTACTGGATCAACTGCACGAAGTTCAGAAATACCTTTACGGACATTCTTTTCATTTTTCTCATCACCATGAAGGATGATGTGGTAATAAAGTTTACCATCAATGTACCAACGCTTGAATATCTCATAAGCCTTGTTGTTAAAGTTCAAAAGGCTTAACACATTGTCAAACTCTGCTGTTACCTTTTCTTTGATATTATCAGATAGTTTGGTGTGATCCAGATTGATATCTACAATTCTATTGTTGGTTCCAACAATGATGGCATCATTTACAATGTCTTCAATTGCTTGATCGCATTCTGGAAACAGAGACATCGCTCTATATTTGTGTGTAAGATCGTTCTCTGTTTTTGAAGAACCAATGAAATCCACATACTGACCAAAGAAACCGCCTGCGGCTGATTCTTCTATCGTTTGCGCACCATCATATATTTCTGGTTCAACAAAGGATTTATTACTGTTCTGTACTAAATCTTTCTCGTTCTTTCTTCCAAACCTAAAACCAAAAAGGTCGATTGCCATAGTATACTCCTAGTCACTTGTTTTATCAACCACTGGTGGGGAAGGTGTGGTCGTGGTATGAATACTGTATTGTAACATCAAATGTCAATAATGCATCAGTTGTTTCATGAGAAACTTCAACTGCACCAATACTTGTTGGTATAACACCGTATAGTGTGTATGAATGACCTGAAAGGATTGTATTTGGTGATGTGGGATCTCCTACAGAGATTTTCATGGTGTTAGCACTCAAATCCATTTGGTTTATACCAGGTGAATCAGATGGTTGTATCATATTCATAGCATCGTGAAATTTCTTATGAATGTTGTTAGTTTTATTGTAAATAATAGTCATTGACATGTCAGCGGGGACAGCCCTATCACCAGGCATGTTTACCTTTCTACCCTGATAAGGTATTTCTATATTACCTATGGTAGTAGAGGGAAGTGTTGTGGTCTTTACGAGAATGGACTTGGCAATCGAGTCACCCTCTGTAATAATGGTCCCATATGGCATAATTGTACAATCCACCATAAAAAGATACGGTCTTACAAATTTTTGCGTTGTCTGATTTAATAACTGGTCTATTGACATCTAATTCCTTCCTATAACTCTATGCTACTGTGTGGTATGAGTAATAGATTGTTGCGCTAAACTCTGCTAGACTATCCGTGGTTTCTGTGTCCAAAGAAACGGTTCCTATTTCGCTAGGATAACAACCAATTAATGTAAATTCAGAACCGGTCATGGGTGTTTTTGTTACAGGATCCAATAATGATACGGACCAATCTTCTCCCCAAGCAGCCAGATTATCATTATCTGCCTTTGGAGATTGAATTGCATCAATCCAATTTTGGAAATCTGCTCTTATATCAGTATCACCGACAGCATATGTAACAGTTATGTTCCATGGCTCAAAAGTTCTGTTCGAAGGAATCTTTACCTTCCTACCTCGATAGGGGATTTCGATTGTATTTAAAGTTGCTGCGGGTAATTGCGCAGACTTTATCAAGAATTGCGAAACACTTACTCTACCACCTGGTGTCACCTCATAGAGCGAAGGTTTGGCAAAACCACCTTCGGTCGCTGCGTCTAAAATATTACTTAGTGCCATTTTTTCCCTTTCCTACCAGATCAGAATCCTGACAATTCGTTTCGTACTACTCTATTCGATGCGATGTTCTCGCTAAACGCTGCTGTGTTGCTCTGAGCAGTGAAGTTTAGTGCGATGACATTGATTGCGTTGAGAGGCTTGATGAATATGTCTGCTACGAATCTTCCATCCTTAATCACATTAGCATCGTTGTTAGTATCATCGCATACGATTGAGAATGACTCGATACCGTTTCTTGCTTGAACACTTCTTAGGAAAGGTTCAACAAGGTTTACGAATGATCTTTGTGTGAATGTGTCGTTAAACTCGAAGAGTTGTAGTTTTGCTGCTGTAGCAATCTGCTTCTCTAGAACATTGAATAGTCTTCGGACATGAATTCTATCGAATGCACTTGGTCTACTCTGACATGTTCTATCACCGAACAGTACTGCGCCCTCGCCGGGGAATACTGTTACTGGGTTAATCTGAGCAGCGTAGAGTTCGTCCCTCTGTGTTCTTGTTGGGTTGAGAGATAGTTTAATTACATTGTTAAGTCTACCTCTGTTTAGACCACCGGGTGAGAACCAAGGATCGTTTGTGTTCGTTGTTCTTGCTACGATACCAGCAGTATCGGAGTTCATTGGAACCCAACGACCAACATCGTTTCTGTTGTCGTACATGTACTTGTAACCGCTGTCCATGACCACATAGGAGTTATCTCCGATATCATCTCTTGCTGTTTTTGCAGCAGCGACTGTGGTTGTTGGAGTGGAGTCGTTGACAACATGGAATGTCGCAGCATTTGATGAAGTTGGTGATACGAATGCGATGCAGTCCTTTCGGTCAAGAGCAATCTCAGCAACTTTCTTGTTGGTGTCATTATCATTTTCACCAGCAAGTAAGAGGTCGATATCACTTTCCTCTGGATCACCGAATGCGGTTGAGTAACTTCCACTTCTACCACCGTACCACTCTGTTGAGTCTGCTGCACCTGATAGGAAGGTTATCGCAACATTTCCTGTTACACCACCTGTACCCGAAGCAACTGCTTCATAGCGTGCAATTCCACCACCGTTATTAGCGGTTACACCATTAAACCAACCTGTTAAACCAGCCGTGGCTTTACTTGCCCATCTGGTAATATCTACACCAGTATTATCTTCGCTATTATCTGATAAAGTTTGGTCTGCGTCTGTAAACAGTTCCCCATTAAGTCGAATATAATTTGAATTGTTGTTGACATAATCTTTGTAATAGATGTTAGACCCATCAACCGCCTTTGCATTCTTAAATCGTGAAAGACCGGTGTATACCTCAAGTATTTCGTCGGCATTTCCTAGTGCAGTATCTGATTTACCTGTTACAACACCAATATGCAATTCGTCATTGGTAACACCCCTTGCTTCTGCAAATGCAGTTGTAGAAGGAATGTATCCATAGTTGTATGGGTTGAAAATACCTAAAGTTGTTCCCAAAGCAGCAGAAGTTGGTCCAGAATCAAAATCAGTTGGACCAATGACTGCTACTCTTAAGTTGTTTGCCAATTTACCAGAATAAAGAGATTCAATATCTGCGACCGAATCAATATGTCCCTCAAACTGCCCTGCTCCTGCTCCAACCGATCCACTCGCTGCGGCACTAAACCCATGAGCAACAGCCCGTGAGGCAGCATCTGCGTAGTCGATACTTCTTCTACAAGTGAGCGCGTTACCGTAACTTAGGAAGTTTGCTGCCGTCCACCAGTCCATACCACCAGTTGCACTTGCAGCGGGGGGACCGAAGGTGGAGTATAGTTCCCCTTCGCTAGAAATTACTACATTGTCGGTTGTTGGTCCGTAATCAAAACGACCTACGAAACCCGCTACAACATCTGTAGCATTTTGGCTAAATGCTTTCAGGTTTTTTCCTGTAACATCTATGTTTGGGCTAACGGTAAAAGGCATATTGAAACTCCTTTAGATCTTCGAATAAATAGGCTTTTATCAAGAATATGTCATCAATATGTATAAGAATCTGTATTTTCGTTATACCACCTATCTTCCCCGTCCCAAACACCATCTTCAGGAATGCCATCATCTATGAACCCAAAAAAGGATATATCTTCCTCAATCTCTTCAATCTTCTCTTCATATAGTTCAGTTCTAACATCCACATCTGTTAATTGTTTAAAATAGTCTTGACGAGAAAGCCAACTGAACATGACCAAAGTCATAACCAAATCATCCGTATGTCCATCATCTGCTTCGAACGATTGTCGTTTTGCAACGAATGTGGAGAGTTCCATTATGGTGTCTCTGTCTTCTACAATTAATTTATTTCCTTCTATCAAATTTTTCAGAACAGAACATCCTAATTTTTTAACTGGTATAGTTGTCCTCACTCCAAAGTGTGACTGACCACCGCCACCGAAACCACCTGTTATTGTCTGTCCTTTTCTACCCATGTATGCGCACATGAGAACATTTTCATATTCTAAATCATCATGAAGAACATCTGCTACCTGTCCACCAATATCATTAATTTCCACTAAGGTATATGCTCTGTTGTATTGTTTTGCTAAAGATCGAATGATTGTGGGGAAAAGCATGGGGGATATAAGATTGTTTCTATATTTAGCAACTATTTTATACGGTGGATCAGATACATCTATGACCGTAAATGCACTATAATCTTTTCCCACACCTCTAGACGGGTCTACACATATGACATAAGTGTGTCCCTCTTTTGGTTTTTCGTATATATCAACCCCTTCTTGAGTTGATATTAATGGTTCTTTATATGCTAGTTCGTGTAATTTCTTGGAAGATATAAGAGTGGCACTACTACCAAGGAAGTCACACTCAAATTCTGATTGGAATTGTTCCTCACTGGTGTTTGCTATAGTTTCTAGTTTCCACGCTTCATCCCTTAATGGTCCACCGGGGAATTTTGGAACCTGACTCCAATGAACCTCAAACGGTGTGTAATCATTCTTTCCTTTGTCGGTCTTTTTTCTGTTTGCTCCTATCCAATAATGATAGAACAGATTTAAACCATTTGGTGTTGATACCATCAGAACCTTTGTGGTCTGACCAGATGTGACGGTTGGATATACTGAACTAAAGAATTCTTCAGCGATGTTGTTAGGAACATGGGCAAATTCGTCTAAAAAGATAAGGTTAAACGAACCACCACGAATAGCAGATGCTGAAGTGGATGATGCTAGAATCTTGGAACCATTTTCCAATTCAATAGAACCTTTGTTCCATTCAACAATTCCTTGCTGCAACCATAGAGGCAGATATTCATAAGCGAGTTTAAGTCTGTGTAAGATTTCTCTTGCTGTTGCTTGCTTATTGGCAAGAATTGCAACTGACATGCTTTGATTGAAGAGGACATAATGAAGAATATAGGAAACGATTGTGGTTGACTTACCAGACTGACGGGGCAACTTTGCTATAACAAAACGGTTGTTGTGAATAGTTTCAACCATTTTTTCCTGATAGTCATACAGATTGAATGGAACAAGACCCTTATCAAGACTAACCACCTTGATATATTTCTTGATAAAGTACTCTGGATCTTTCTGGCACTTTATAAATTCTTGTAATTCTTCCTTGGTAAACTCAATTGTTTGTCCAGCCTCTTTTAGGTTGGGGTTTCCAAGGTATCCACCTTTTCTACTACTCATCTACTTCCTCTATAATATCATTATGTAAAGCCTTTGTCCTGCTTCTACCCTCATTCAACATGTCTAACAATTCACTGGAAGAACCAACGAAGATTGAATTGTTCGTGGTGTTCTGAGTATACTTATTGTCCACCTTGTTCATTTCTTTTGATTTCTGGTGTATACCCAACAAATCATTGTTTAGTTCTGAGACTGTCTTCAACATTTGAGAAACGACCTCGTAGGCTCTGGGTTGATCGCCGTTCTCTGCAACATTCAATATACCTTCAATAGCAATCTTTCCGGTATCTATAAGTTCGATAAGGTTTTTTCTTACATCATTAAAGTCTTTTTCAGACTTGTGTTCTAATGACATCAATTCTTTTGGTGCGTCTATCACCTTAGCCAGTGGTTTATTTTCCACTGGTTCAGCATCGAACGATATACCTAGAGAGTCTGAAATTCTATCATTAGTTTCTTTTTTCACATCACGCATATGTATTTCCAATAATATCAATACCATCAGATCCAGATGCACCACCAACGAACCTCTCGGTGCTTATGTCACTTGTATAACCAAATGTATGTATGGTTTCATTCTCACCGCTGACTCCATAGATACCTCTTAGGATTGCGCCAGTTGGTCCAGAACCACCTCTTCTTCTGGTTAGGAAGTTATCACCCTCAAGATCAAAGAAGGTAATATCTGCACTGCGAATAACTTCGGATTCTGTTTTCTTTGTTGGTCCAAACACATATGACTTTGCCGTGAATGTGTATTGAGTGGTTATCAGTCTTCTAGTATCAAACGAACCTTCGTATTCCTCTGTGATGGAAACATCGTTTAAAGTGATAGGAACATCTACCTTTTCGTTTATATCATTGAAGTTAATGGTCACCGTAAAGTCTGGTGCAAAGTAGGGAAGTATTTGCTCTGTTATCTGAAGAGCATCATCCATATATCTGACATAGGACTGAAGAGTGAAGGATATATCATAAGGAACTTCTGCGTAAGTATATTCATACCTGTCCGGTATTGTTTGAGTTGCTTTTCTTCTTGTGAGTGAGTTTCTTTTTCTTTGAGGATCATACGCATAGTTTGTTATCTCGAACGATAATCTGGGAACCTCAATGACTTTATTATCATCAGAGATGCTGCTAGTCTCTCTTATTCTTCTAAGAAACTTTTCTTTTGGTCCATATGCTAACGGAAGTCTTATCTGTTCTTTCTCTGTACCATCTGCATTTTTTCTAGAGATACGAATGTCATTGAAAAGTGAACCAAAGGCTATCACCATTTTTCTTATAGATTCTTTATAGAAATGAGTAAACATCAGTAATTACCCTCACTAAATGGATCTATGTCGGTGAAGTCGAATATGTCTTCGCTATCTGCCAAGAATCCTAGTTCTTCATTTTCACCGCTGTCTTCTCTTGTTTGACTGGGTTCCTGTGGAATGATGAGGTTGGTTGTTTCTCTTGTGGAGATGTAATATTCCACACCAGAACTTGCACCCTTTATGCTGTCGGATGCACCACCAACATTTAGCGTGCCGTTGATATTGGATATACCCAAAGTCTTCCCTGTTCCGTTCCAGTCTATTACTGTTGCTGTTGTGGTAGCATTGCTGAATGTTCCACCAGTAGAACCACTTATTTGGAAGACAGTTTCGCCCTCATAGTATGCAGTAGCACCGGTGGTGATCGCATTACCCATCTCTAAGTTTATCATAAAGTATTGTCTATCACTCTCGACATTATCGATCTCAGTTATTCCAGTATCGATATCTTCCTGACTGTAGGTGAATACCTCACAGGAGAGAACATAGGTGTAAAGTTTTCCCAGTTGATAGAATGGGTTTTCGTGTTCGACAAAGTTGATTTCAAAGAGAGTTTTGCTGAGTGGGAAATAAATCAAGTCACCCTCTCTTGGTCTTGTTATCTCTCCCTCATGTATACCGACTGTATTTTCAAATCTTCTCTTGGATAATACCAGAGTCATTCTATCACGAATCTCTAAACCAAACTTGGTTAATATATCTCCCTCACCCTCGAACCCATCGACATTTTGGATATACATTTCCAACTCATAACCATCATCAAATTTAGATGAGGTGTCTTCACCAAACAAATCATCTGTATTCATTAATGTTCTTGGTATGTAAACGAAGTCGTGGCCCATAGCCTTTATTGTTTCAATCGTTAGATCTTCAACAATACTGGCATCGCCAGAATATTTTTTAAAGTATGGATTGATAGCCATGTTTATCCTGTCATGAAGTCAATGGGTAACTCGTATGTCAAGCGAACCTCTTCTTCCAATCGTGTGATTTCTTCCTCCGCTTCTCGATATATCTCCCCACCCCTCATCGTTGCTCCACCGGGTAATGCCACATTATCAAATTTAGATAAGTTAACTCCCCACTGTCTTTTTACCAAAGCAGTAAAATATTTTTTAAGAAGTATGTCGTTGTATATTTCAGTAAACTTTTCAGGACTTAGTGCTACATACGCTTCGATTACTAAATATCTGTCAACCTCTGTGTCGTCTGACCAAGGCATATCTATGTGTAACCTATTGGTCACTTTATTGAACCGTATCATTTTTTCCGGTTCAAAAATTTGCTGTATGAGACTGGTATACCTTTTCGTGCTATCGAAGGTTGCTATACCCATACCCTGTCCCATGAACAGGTTTCTATTAATACCGAAGTAATCGTTGAGAGCCATTTGATATCTAACATCAAACATATTTGCTGTACTATCACCGAACCTAAAAACTCGTATGACGCTTACAACATCTTCTCCTGTTGGTGCGCTACCAGCGGTTGCACCACTAGCACCGTTAACAACACCCAATTCATCCATATCAACAAACCCGTTGTCAATATCTGTTTGAGTTACTTGATATTGGAACAATGCCCTTTCAACCCCATCGAAATGTCTTTCGGTAAAGAATTGAAGAGCATCGTCTAATCTTTCTTCTGCTTGTTGACGATCTACATTTACATCAATAACAGGCTCACCGAGCCGTCTAAAAGCATAGTCAATAATTTGATCTCTTGACGCTAATGCCGAGGTATTTGCCATCAATTATACTCCTATTCCTAGTTATTTATAAAAGATGGTAATAATGTTTTATTATTTACCTTTTGTTGGTTCTGGGGGTTCTGGGGGTTCTGGTAAAGAAACCTCTATATCTTTCATGTCTTCTGGGGACATATTTTCAATATAATACCTTCTTGTAACTGGTTCTTCTGACTCATCCTCACCGGATTCCTCGTAGTTTGCGAATCCCGGCATGTTTAATGGGCAGTGTAATTTGGGATAGTCTAATTTACTATAATTCTCACCATCTGCCATTAACCATGTTCCCTTTTTGTCTCCACAGCCACAACCACCGCAGAAATGTTTACCTTCTCCAGTCTTACTTTCACGGAGATACTCACAAGGAATCAATTCACCATTGTCTCCAAAACAACTCAAAACTCTAAGTTGCTTTGTTGCCTGATCGATTTTTTTGTTTTTGAAACCTCTGGAAGTTATTGCCGAAGCAAAATTTTTCATCATACCGAGTTTTTCTGTGAAAGAAGAATTACCAAAACTTTTATCTTCCATTATAAATCCTTTATAATAAAAATACCACTAATCATAAATAACGGTTAACTTACTTCCCCATACATTCCTAATTCTATTTATCTGAAGTTCGTTGACTGTTACGCCGTTATTTTTTATATTTATTACTAATTTTCCAGCATCATGTAAAGAATAAGAATTCAACAGCACATCAAGCATAAGTGTAACAGCATTATTATCTAGCGAATTGTTTGCCATGTTCAGATACTCTAGATGTCTTGGGAAAGATCCTTGTGCCATGAAGGGAATTGTCGTCAAGTTGTTGTTAGAAGCGTCTATTATTTTACAACTTTCTAGCGTGTTGTCAATAGTACCGTTCATACTTATTGACCCAAGACCAGAATTGTTTAGGTATAATTCCTTTACTTCTGTTCCATGTGGTATAGTTAGATTAGAAAGATTGGTGTGTGATAAATCTATAACATCAATTTTTGTATTGTCTTGAATGTTTGCAATAACTAATGGGTTGTCACTAGCATCCAAGTATTGAAGTCTGGTATTACCATAGAATGGTGGAAGGTCCAACAAGGTTATATTGTTGTTTGAAATATCAATAGTACCATGTCCATCAAAGGAACCAAACCCAGATAGATTAATCGACGATAGTTGATTATATGAAACATCTAGACTGTAGATGTATGGATGACCTGATATATCAAGAGAGTCAATACTATTACCCGCACAATGAAGAATATTAAGTGTATCACTTGCTGGAAGTGTTAAGTTTTCCAAATGAACATCATTCGCAAATAGTTTCTTGATCGATGTCTTGCTGGATAAGTCCAGTGAGTTATCTAAGAAGTGTCTTCTAACTTCTATGCTACCTCCCATACCAGCGTGGTTATGACAATAGTAGTATAGGATTTCTGGTGTATTTTCATCTATCGTTATGTCTATGTACGCACCGTTATCCCCAGCATTTTTGTTTATCGATATACCGTTGGTGTATGGTATTCCACCTTCGTGTTCACCATCTATAGTTTCTGAGAATCTTAATGGGTGGTGCGTTGTAAAATCCTCAGAAGGTGCCAGTGATTCGTCTGATAAATTAAATCTATAGGTATGACCTCTATACAAGAATAGGGTGTCCCGTGAAACTCCATCAATTACATATTGATTACCACTAATCGGTTTGGGTTCTACCGTCACTGATATTGGTTTTCTAGATCCTTGTAGATTTAGTTCTTGAATCGTGTTTGAAACTGATTCGATAGACACATCATGATCGGGCATAATTTCTAACTTTTGAATACCACTAAGTAAACCAAAGTTTACACCATGAATGTCTAGAGCAGAATATCTACCATTAACATCACTAGTGATAAATGATAATGTCTTGATTGCTGATAAATCAGATCCTGTTTTCACTCTTAGTTTTTCACCGTGTATTGCTCTAACAGCCTCGTTATGGGTTGGATGACTAATCGCCAAATTGTCATTTGGGAATAACATCGGTGGATGTATTCCAAAGTTAGTTCTGTAATGGAATGAAGGTAACATTCTTACATCATCCTCGTATGAGGAAGAGATGAACTCAATAAACTGTCCGAATGTTTTTCTGGTTATCCAATTCACATAATTCGAATATGAAGGATCATTTACGGAACCACCTGTTGAAATCTCTGGGTGACTGCAATGTGTGCCATTACCCATATACACACCACCCTGACTCTGACAAGCGTCTTTGGTTAGGTCATTATGACATACCCCATTTATCGAACATGAGCCTACAGCATAACCATCTTCTAGAGAACCATAGTAATTAAATGAGTATCCGTCCATATAAGAATCTGCGTTATTATAAGGCAAAGATGTTAAGAGACTCAGATGCGAAGCATCCGTGCCACAACCTTTGAACAAAATTGATATTGGTGTAGAAGGTGACCAGTCACCGCCCAATTTTCTACACCATTTTCTCGTCGTACTAAAAGCAGATCTGTTTCTTGGGTTGGTACTTAGTTGATCGGATGCATGAGAGTAAATACACATACCGACTTCATCCTCTGCATCGTAGCACGAATAAGATTCTTGACATTCATCACAATGTCCACCCTCAATAAATACCCACTCTGTGTCATTGTAATCAGCGGTAACAATTTCCATTGCCTGTGTTTCTGTTATATTGTCGATACACTGCGGTTCACCAAATACTCTGCAAACTTTACCCAATTTAGAATTATTATAGGAACCTCTTAAAGAAGTGGAGTCGCAAGCATAACCCGAGAACCACTCACCGGAATATTCATGACAGGTATTTGCATCAGTTTGGACACACATGTTATTTGTTATACACGCTCCCCATTCTATATTTCCACAATTTGCATTGTTGCAGCCAATTTCTCCAAGATATATCCCGTTGGAGTTAACACAAATTTCTTCTGGTAGACTGAAGCACCCGTCGTGCCTGCAACATGCGTGCATTGCAGTTTCTGAAGTTGCACAGAAACCATCTGCACATGTTTCATCTTGAAAGAATGTTCCACCTAGAGATACACACATTCCTTCTGGATTTCCGTGCCACTGGGGATCTTGAACATCCATATAATGGCAAGGTCTGTTATAACCAGCCACTGTTATATTGCAACACGCACCAGAGTATGCTACTAGATTGCTGTTGTCACACCCCTGTCCAAAGTCAGCAGTATGTCCACCTAATTCTCTGCACAAATCACCGTTACATATTCCAGCAAAAACAACACCATTTGAACAACAATCAAAAGTATCTAATGACGGACACTCTACTTCGGTACATCGTTTTCCAATATGGAATGATGCTCTCGGTGTAGTGGGATCTAGTTGTCTACTATTGCACCAATCTTCTGTAAC